ATGTGGGGAGATTTACTGTTTTACTTAGGAAGATACTACAACAATGCTTTGTTAGCTGTAGAATCTAACTCTATGGGTATTGCAACACTACAGAAACTTGACAGTATGGGCTACATAAACCTGTACAGACAAACTAAAGTAGCTAATGTTTCTAAAGAAGAAGGTATACGACTAGGATTTAGAACTACATCTGCCACTAAACCTGTAATCATAGCAAACCTAAAGAACCTTATAGAGAATGAAGAGATATTAATCCCTTCTGTACAGATAATCAAGGAACTTAAGGATTATATATCTACTGATACAGGTAAAACAGAGGCTGCACCTAACTGTTATGACGATTCAGTTATCGCATTAGCTATAGGATGTGAAGTACTACGAACACATTGGGATAAACTAGGTACCTCAAATGTATCTTGGAAACAGAAACTATCTACTATTGAACAAGTAGATACTAACTGGTTGTAGAACATAAGGATACCCTTACTACTATATAGACGGATAAATCGTACTCAAACCTATAGTGGAAGCCAAATAGTAATTTAATCTAAACACTATTTTGTGTCTTAATCTATATACCCCTTATAGAACATAAAGGATAAAGGGTCACTAAGGACCCTAGAGTTCCGCGTTGTCCTCATACGTCCGGTGGTACGTAGCGGAAATACCACCACTTATTCTAATAGACTAGGGAGATTACCATGTCAATAGAAACATTTCTTAAATGGAAGATCCTCCCTAGGTTTATGATGCTTGCTAGTACAGTAATGTCTTGGCGTTGTGCTGAATGGTTTATGGCTATCCCTGACCCAACAGGGGCACAGTCTGCTTTTGTGTCTGTTGTTATGGGTGTTATGACTGGTGTATTCGGGATCTGGATGGGTCATGAACACAAAGCGTAGTCCATGCATAGGCATATGTACATTAGATGCAATGGGAAAATATTGTGTTGGATGTGGTAGAACTATTGGGCAAATAACCTCAGCAGGTATTGGAAAATATAATGAACCCCCCAAAGTGGAAAAGAAATAATTATAAAAGCCCTATTGTATATTTAGGAGGAGAAGAACCATGCCAATTACAAAAGGTGGAGAATCTTTCTCCGGTTACAACAAACCAAAGCGAACCCCTGGTCACCCCAAAAAATCCCATGCGGTCCTCGCAAGGTCAGGTGGCAAGCCCCCGAAAGGGAAACTAATTCGTTTTGGAGAAAAGGGAGCAAGCACTGCAGGGAAACCTAAGGCTGGTGAGTCTGCTCGTATGAAAGCCAAACGTAAGTCGTTTAAGGCAAGACATGCAAAAAACATTGCACGTGGCCCATTAAGTGCTGCTTACTGGGCAAACAAAGTTAAGTGGTAAGGAGCAAAGGATGGCAGTTAATGAAGCGGGAAACTACACAAAACCGACAATGCGTAAGAATCTGTTTAACAAAATTAAAGCAGGTGGTAAAGGAGGTCGTCCAGGCCAATGGTCGGCACGAAAGGCGCAGATGCTTGCTAAACAATATAAAGCGAATGGTGGAGGCTATAGAGACTGATGCCAAAAAAGCCGTCACAAAAGAGCCTGAACAAATGGACTTCTCAGAAGTGGCGAACCAAAAGTGGTAAACCCTCTACTCAGGGGCCGTTGGCTACTGGAGAGCGTTATATGCCAGCTTCAGCTGTGGGCAGTCTTACGGCAGCAGAACACTCTGCTACCACTAGGGCTAAGAGAAAAGCTACAAAAGCAGGAAAACAATTTAGCAAACAACCTAAAAAGGTTGCAAGCAAAGTAAAACGACATAGAGCGTAAACCCAGGAGTGGTAACATGTCTAGATTTATAGAACAAACATACAAACAAAAAGAGCCTAAGAAATCACAGGCTCCGTTGCCAAAAGCTGGCGCTTACTCTGTAAAGGAACTAGAGAAGGCTAAACCTATCTATTCCGGTACCGGAGGGAAAAATTAATGGACAAACCCCACGGTTATAAAGAAGTTGTTAGTGATGAGCAACTTGTCAATCTTGTTGAGTCGGGTATACAGAACTCAACTGGTGATTGGTTAAACTCATCTGAACTAGCAAGAGAGCGACTAAAAGCAACGTATGAATATGCAGGTGTTGCCGACTTTCACCTAGCACCGCAGGGTGTTAGTACAATTGTTGATACATCAACTACTGAAGTTGTTGAAGCATACACCGCAGTCTTGTCTGATTTGTTTCTTAGTAATCAGAAGTTAGCACGAATGGTACCCTATGATGCAACCCCTGGGGCTATTCAGTCAGCAAAGGATGCATCGGATCTAGTCAACTACTGTCTATTTAAAAAGAATAATGGTTGGGAAATTATCCAACAGTGGATGAAAGCTTCTTTGTTATGGAAGAATGCTGTTTGTCGTTGGGGATACGTAGAGGATTATGATTACGTCTTTGAAGAATACGAAAAGATTAGTCAACCAAACCTTGATGAACTTCTTGCAGACGATGATGTAGAAATCGTAGGCGATCTACAGTTTGAAAATCAATCAGAAGACTTCTCTCAAGAAGTTGAACTTATGTACATTGATGTACGTATTCGTAAACGTATTAACAAATCTAAAGTTAAGATTGAATTGATCCCACCAGAGAACTTCCGTATCTCAAGAGATGCTACAACAATTAATGATGCATCTTTTGTTGGTGTTCAAAATGAAATGACACGATCAGAGATCCGTAAATATTATCCAGAGATGGCTGACAACATTGATGCCTGGGATGAACTAGGTGATGAGTCTTGGGTTGGTGCGTCAAAGTACTCTCAAGACATTGCGGCTCGTAAACAAGTCACTGGTCAGGAATACTATCAAGGGTCTGTTCAGCAACAAGCTATCCCGTTAGAGGCTAATAAAGAAGTTATTGTCACTGAGTGTTGGCTACGTGTTGATCGTGACGGTGATGGTATTGCAGAACTAAAACACTTTATTATTGCTGGTGCACATATCTTACATGAAGAAGATTGTGATGATATCCCACTAGCTTCTATTGTACCAATTGATATTCCATTTGAATTCTATGGTTTATCAATGGCAGACTTTACACGTAGTTCAACATTAGCATCGACAGCTATCCTGCGTGGTTTTGTAGAGAATACATACCTCACTAACTATTCGCCTAAACTAGCGGATCCAAATGTGGTAGACTTCTCTGCGTTACAAAACATGAAACCAAAACAGATCATACCAACTAATGGTAGCCCTGTGGGTGCTGTTCAACAGCTGCCCCCAGAAACAATCTCAACAGGTACTGTGCCACTTCTTGAACACCTACAGCTTATCAAAGAACAAGCGACAGGTATGTCAAAAGCTGCACAAGGCCTGAACGATACGTTATATGTGTCAGGTAACTCTGAACAGAAGCTTTCAGCTGTACAATCTGCAGCCCAAAAGCGTATTCAACATATTGCTCGTAGGTTTGCTGAGACAGGCTTTAAACGTTTGATCATGGGTATTTACACAACTATGCATAAAAGCATGAAGGGTAACATACCATATAACATTGGTGGCGCTTACGGATCAATTGATATGTCAACTCTTCCATCTAAAATGGATGTGGAAGTAATGTTGGATATTGGTGAGAACTCTAACACATCTATGATATCTAAGTATAGTCGAATTGCTGCAGAGATACTACCAGCCCTACAACAGCAAGGTGCAGGTATGGTTATTAAACCAGAAGCTTCTGCAGTTCTAGCAACTAAACTTATTGAAGCTATGGATGTAGACAGTAACGACTTCTTAGAAAACTACGATACAGATGAGTTTAAGCAAAAGGCAGCACAGGTTATTCAAAACCAACAACAAGCAGCCCAAGCTAATCAAGCTCTTCAGCAACGTAAGATTGAAGCAGAAACAGCCTTATCAGAAGCAAATGTTGTTTATACTGGTGCCCAAACTAAGAACACTATGGATGATAACTCTAAGCAACTTGCTGTGTCTATCGATAAACATTTCCAAGAGTGGGCTGATCTACAAATCAAAGCAACTAAAGAAGGTGCAGAATTACCGCAACATCCTGGGTATGATCAAATCATTATGTTAGCAAGGCAGATCTTAGGATCTCCACAGCAACAACCACCGATGGGTAAACAACAACAATAAGGAACCTAATGGAAAAATACCGTAAAGCAGCTGAGAAGAAGCTGGGTAATAAAAAATCATATGGTAATCACAAAGTTCATCCCGAAGAACTAGCTCGGAGTGCTCACGTAAAAGGGCATTTTGCAGCTAGGGAACGGGATGAATTCTTTGATGAAGTATATGGAGAAGTCCTTGTTGACTTCTTTATTGAATGGCTCAAGACGGAGCCGCATGAAACTAAATCTCGTGAGTTTCTCTACTCTTCTGCTTTAGCACTTGGTAGTGTTAAAGAGAAAATGATGAACTTTGAGATGTACGGGAAGAATGTCCCGCACTTACAGGAGGACAACGATGAGACCAATTGATTACGAACAACTAATTAAAAACTACAAAGATATGATTAATACGTTAGAGTACGATTCTATGCGAAGTGGTGGTAAGGCAAAGCTTAACTCTACTGACCTAACTAATATGCATAATCTTGTAGAACGATATCAAAAAGAATTAAGTAATTCCCCAAAGCAATCCCCTAAGAAGGAGGTAGCAA